AACTCCGGCCCCCACCCCTGCCCCCGAAGCTCCGCCAAACGACCGCGTTGCTGATCTCGAAGCGAAGCTCGCCAAGCAGGCGCGCGACTACAACGCTCTCCTGGGCCGCAACGCGCAGCAGCGCGACTACATCGCCATGCAGCAGGGACAACTCGCTGCCCTGTCCAATCCTCGGACCTGGGCGCAGACCGACGCCCCGCAACAGCAACGTTAACAGAAGCGCAGTCTAATTTCAGACGAGGAGCGCCGGGCTTATGGCGATGAGCTTTTGTCTGTCGTCGAGCGCAAGGCGGAGGAGGTCGTCAGACCTAAAGTCGCCTATTTACAGAATGAAAACAATGCCTTACGGGAACAGCTAAGTCGGGTCCAGAACAACGATGTCTGGGGAGCCTTGGCATCGGCCCTGCCTAATTGGCGGGAAATCAACGGCAATCCGGCTTTCCACGACTGGCTTCGTTTACCAGATCCTTACTCCGGCGTAGTAAGGCAGGAGATGCTGAGTGCAGCATTCGGCGCAGGCGATGCCGGCCGTGTCCTAGCATTCTTCAGGGGGTTCCTCGCAGAACACTCCGAGCACATGGGCCAGCAAGCCCAGCCCGAGCCGCAAGCACCGCCTGTCCAACAGCCCGTGCGCAAAGCGGCCGTCAAGCTGGAAAGTCTAGCTGCCCCAGGTAGGGCAAGCCCCTCGCCACCTGCGTCGGCGACGAGCGCAAAGCCACCCATCACCAACAAAGATGTCAGCCATTTCTACTGGCAGGTTACGCACGGGCAGTGGAATGGCCGCGAAGCTGAAAAGCTTGCGCGCGAAAATGAGATCCATGCTGCGGTCCGAGAAGGCCGTGTGCAGATCGTAAAGTAAACCGGGGGCTCATCGTGCAGGCCCCCTAATGGAGGGCCTGATGGGTATCCCGTCAAGCGGTTTTCCTGGTGCAAGTTCTGGCTCCTCGCCAGCGATCTACCCGGTAGGTAGCGTTGGCAACAGTCTCCAGAGCACCGGGTTTATCCCGGAGATCTGGTCTGGCAAGCTCGTCGAGAAGTTCTATGCTTCGACGGTCTTGGCGGCTATCTCCAACACGGACTACGAAGGCGAGATCAAAGACAAGGGCGACCGCGTCAAGATCCGCACCAAGCCTACCATCACGATCCGCAACTACTCCGCAGACGGTCTGCTCGCGCTTGACCGCCCGACCGGTGGTACTGTGGAACTATACATCGGCAACGGCAAGTACTTCTCGCTGATTCTCGATGACGTGATGGAAGTTCAGTCCGACCTCAACGTGCTCAGCATGTGGTCGGACGACGCCGCACAACAGCTTAAGATCGCTGTTGACCAGGACGTTCTGGGCGGCATCTACGGCCAGATGGTCGCTGCCAACCAAGGCACCGCTGCTGGCGCAATCACCGGCTCGCTCAACCTGGGCGCTCAGGGCTCCGCTCTGACCGTCGTGGGTCGTAACGCCGGTACGGGGCAGGTCGAGCTTCTCGACGTGCTTATGCGTCTCGGACAGGTCCTGGACGAGCAGAACATCCCGGAAGTCGGCCGATGGGTCGTCATGCCGGCATGGGCTGGTCGCCAGATCAAACAGTCCGAACTCCGTCAGGCGTACTTGTCTGGCGATTCGGTGTCCATGCTACGAAATGGACGCCTGGGCATGGTGGACAGGTTCACCATCTATATCTCGAACCTGTTGCCCAACAACAGCACCCAGTCGGCGAACTTCAACTCCGGCGAATGGCCCATTTACGCGGGTCACGCGCACGGTCTGACGTTTGCCTCGCAGATCTCGAAAGTCGAGACCCTGCGGTCCGAACTCACCTTCGGCCAGATCTTGCGCGGTCTGCAAGTTTATGGCTACCAGGTCGTGGACGGCAAGGCGCTGGTCCAAGCCCAAGTGACGCCGGGCAGCTAAAGCCTAAGCGTTTCTTAATCTCTCTAAGGCAGGCTCCTGGGGAAACCCAGGAGCCTTTCTCATGGCGGAAGACCGCGATCCCACCACCTATACGGCCCAAGAACTCAGGGCTATTCGCAATTTGGCAGCGGCTAAAAAGGGCAAGATGGACCCCGAAGAGACCATGGCGGCTGCCGACGCTGAAGCGTCCGGCGAGAACTACCGAAAGGGTGGTGTGGTTCACCACAATAGTCGCTCGAAATTTGGCGCTTATCACGGTAAAGACCAGGCATTCCGAAAGGAGTACGCAGAGGGCGGCCCAGTCAATCCGTTCAGCGGCAAAAGCTGGAATCCAATGAACAACCTTTTCGACAACACCGTCGGTAAGGCGATGGAGAGTGCCACCAAGAAGGCTGCACCGCCGCCAGACCAGGGTCCGACGCAGCAGCATGGTGGTCCTTATAAGGGCTCCGATGCTTCGGACAGCGAAGGTCCTAGCGACCAGACTGCCGATGCAGGCGGCGGCGGTGATGACGGAGAGGCTTGATGCCGTTCAGTCTGGACAGCGTGGAGAGCTACATCCTGGATGCCCGGACTATCCTATTGGATAAGACGGCCCCGTATCGTTATACGGATGACTCCCTCCTCGTCGCTTTCAACACTGCATTGCTCGAAGCGCGGCGTCTGCGCCCGGACATGTTCGTTTATAAATTCGGTGACCGCATGCCAACTTACGCCGCAGTCAGCAGCGAACAGGTGCCTATCGAGTTTCAGCTTAGGTTGCCGATAGTCTATGGAACGGTTGCTCATGCTATGCTCCGTGATGAAGAAGACGTTCCCGTTGAGCGCGCGAACGCCTTTCTGGCCAAGTTTCAGAACATGTTGACCGGCATTCTGGCTTCACCTGCTACGCCCACTCGGCCTAGCCCAGCACCGAGTACCACGTAATGGCGATCCAGAAACAAGACCTTGACCGCTTGATCAATGAGTGTGAGGTCCAACTCCCCGGCGCGACGCGGGCAGGTATTAAGGGTGTGCTGTTTAATGTGATCGACGAGTTCTTTACGGACTCGAACAGTTGGGTGGAGAGTATTCCACTCACCATCGGCCAGAACGCCCAGGATTATATTATCACCCCGTCGAAGGGCGGCCAGATTAAGCGATTGAGTCAAGTGCTCGACGCTAACGGCACAGTATATCCTGGGGTTATCACGGACCTGAACCCGCCAAGCGCGACATTCCACCTGACTTGGCCGCAAAACACCTCCGTCGCGGTAACCGCTATGGTGGTGAAGTCCATCATCTTGCCGAACCAACATGATCAAGTCCCTGATGCGCCGTCCTGGCTGATTCCACAATACGAGCGATTCATTGAAGCCGGTGTCGTCGGCCGTATGCAGATGCACAAGGCCAAATCATACGGCGACTCGACCAACGGTCCTACGAATGTGAAGCGCTTCCGCGACGGCATTGCCATGGCGCGGACCCAGGCTCTTCGCCAATATCTCTACGGCGGTCAAGCCTGGCGGTACCCGCGCGATTTCCGAACCAATAGTCAACGCGGCGGCGTGTCCACGCCGTTCCCGACGCCTAGTAACTGGGGAGTGTGATGTCGTTCTATCTAGACGGTGGTCCATCAGGCGTCCCTACATCGGCGCGAGTTGACATTACCACGCCGAACAACGCGACGTGGGAAGATGCCTTCCAGTTCGACCCTACAGGGGCCACGGGAAGTAGCAATGCCTTTTGGCCGCCAGGGTTAACAGGCCCCCAGTGGACGCTGTTCGGGCAAAACCACAAGATCACGATCAAGGGCAACCGGCTCCAGACCGCAGCGGCGTTGATCATTGATAGTGGTGTGACCGGGTCCACTGTCGTCATTACTGATGATCCCAACAACCGCATCCTGCATGTCAATGTCCCCGACACCGTCATGACAGGCGGCGTTACGGGTTGGACCGGCGTGACCGGCCCCGGCCTGATACCTGGCACCTATGTCTATGACTGGGTGATGTACGATGGATCGTCGCCCCCGATTAAAGTGCAGATGATGCACGGCAAATTCGTAATGGCGGATGGCGTGGGGGCACCATAATGCCCATTTTCACCGTCAAAACAGGCAACCTGTACGTCTTCACGACAGGCCCCACTGGTCCAGCCGGTGGCGGGGGTGGCGGGGGTGGCGGCACCGGTTCGACTGGTCCAACCGGCCCGACTGGCTTCAACGGCACGATAGGCGGGACTGGTCCAACCGGCCCGACTGGCGTAACCGGTCCGACTGGCGTAACCGGTCCTTCGGGCTCGCCTGGTTCGGCCACTAATACAGGCGCAACCGGTCCCACCGGCCAATCTGGATTTCTTGGGGGTACAGGTCCAACCGGCCCCACCGGTTTCACCGGACCGCAGGGTGGAGCAACCAATACAGGCGCAACCGGTCCTACTGGACCGACGGGTACAGCCGGCGGCGCTGGCTCTCCAGGCTCGACCGGACCAACTGGACCTACCGGGTCGCAGGGCACGCAGGGCAACACCGGTCCGACCGGGCCTTCCGGCGGCTGGGGTGGTCTTGTTTGGAATTACACGGGCTACACCGGCCCTTCCGGGCCAGGCCCACGCAACTGGGGCGGTAACACCGGCCTGACCGGCAATGCTGTCACGCAGCTTTATCTGAGCACGACCGATGCCGACGGCTTCCTGATAAATCAACCCTTCTTACTCAACTATCTGCCCGTCACGATAACTTTCCTGGACACTGTTAACGGCGGCACCGTCGAGTTCTTGGCGACCACGGCGACCGGCGCGACCGGCGGCAACGGACCATTCAATGCCTACACCGTTACACAGTCTGGTCTGACCGGCGTCTTCGTCGCTGGCGACTTCTGTTCGATGGTGTGGGCTACGGCCGGTTCTACCGGCGCGACCGGTAATACAGGACCGCAGGGCTCCGCTGGCGGCGCTGGCTCAACTGGTCCGACAGGTCCAACTGGACAGCAAGGCTCGGCTGGCGGCGCGGGCTCGACCGGGCCAACAGGTCCAACGGGTGCGCAGGGCTCGGCTGGCGGCGCTGGCTCTACCGGACCGACCGGTCCTACCGGCCCCACCGGCCCCACCGGCCCCACCGGCTTCGCCTTCGCTAACATGCCCTACACCGGCGGCTCAGGCTATACCGCAACCGTAGCTCAGACTGGCGCGGCCGCCGTTTGGCAGATGTGGGGCCTCGGTAACGCCCCCAATGTGCCGGCACAGGCGTGGACGTATACCCCAACGATTTCAACCGAATTGCAAGTGACGTTGAATTATTCGTTCCAAGAATCTACCGACAATACCGTACTTCACCAATTAATGTACGGTACCGGCACCGCGCCGGTGCGCGGCGGCGGGGCAACGGGCGCGCCTGTGCCCTTCACTATGCGCGCGCAAGATATCGGCAGTATCGACTGGCAACCATCGTTCTTACAGGGCATCGTTAGCGGTCTGACAATCGGAACCAAGTACTGGTTCGATCTGGAAACCCAAACACTCTCCGGTACCCCCATCCTTACTTTGGGGCAAGCTAACGCGCCGCCGGTCTTCAGCGTGCTAGAGCTAGCAGGTGCTGGCATTACCGGCCCCACTGGTATCACCGGCCCCACTGGCTACGCGATTGGCGCGATGCCGACTACCAACTACACTGGCTGGACGAACCAAACCGGCGCTGCGTCAACATCCTACACTATGCTCGGGTATGGGTCTAAATCCCCCGGTGGGTGGCTGTTTACCCCTACGGTGACTGGTCAGCTTCTGATTGATGCACAAGCCGTTGTCGTGAGTTCTGCGTCGGCCACTGCTGTCTTCCAGCTGATGTACGGGACCGGGACTGCGCCGGTTTATGCTGGTGGTCTGACTGGGACTGTAGTGCCAGATACTTATTACCTAGCGAGTTCAACTGGTGCCGTAGCTGTCGATTTGCCTATGGGTATGTTGGGAGTGTTGAACAACCTCACAATTGGTACTCAGTATTGGTTTGATATCGCGTACCAAAATTCGGCTGGCTCGGTCACTATCGCCGGTCCATCCATTGGAAGTAACTTTAGGCCGTCCACATTTCAAGTAATTGAACTCTCCGGTGCCGCCGGCGCAACCGGCGCAACCGGCGCAACCGGCGCAGGCGCTGTCTTCACTGTGGTTATGGGAGGGTATTACTTCTAATGGCCTTCTATGACGAGTAC